TCATCTGTGTCAAGTGTAACAACTCCTGTTTGTCCGTTTACCGAATCAACATCTCCTGTATCGTCTGAATACAATTCCGTAAAATTGTCATTAACCTTGTCGAATGCCGTTCTGAGGGGGTCTCCTGTCCCGTCGTTAGCGGTAGTTCCTATATTAATTGTTTGTTTAGCCATTTTTTATTTTTTTATTCTTGTGTTGCATCTGCGGTATAAAGTGTTGTATCAGCAAAAATATTTGTGTCATCGGCAGATAATAATAAAACTCCTGCCCAACAAGTTGGTGCTGAATATAAAGGTATTGCATCAGTAGTTTCTGCTGTATCTCCAAACCACGTAGAACAATATATCTTCCCCCAATTTATGCTATTTGCCATTTTTTACTTTTTCTATTTTAGCTAAGAATTTTTTTAACTTAACTATATTTACTTGTTTTGGTTTGTACTTTTTTATAATACCCATCCGTTAAATAAGCTGTCTTTATCGGGATATACATCCTCGTTATTGTTTGTATTATACTCAGGAAAACTGCTTATATTATATGTAACGTAATCAATCATCCTTCTTGTGTAATATTCTGCAAATTCTCTTTCTTTATTAACTAGATAATCTACTTCGTTTTTACTAACGCTTTCTGCGTTTTCACTGATATGTTTAAATACACCTCCGTTTTTTACTTGATATGCAGCAAAGGGTAGGTAATCTACCATAGCATAATGTATCAACATAGGCTGTACATATGTGTTTACTAGTGTAAGATATGCGCCTGCTAAATCATCGTCTAATATATCAGTGCTGATTTTATCATATAGCTTACTGCCTAAAAAGTTTCTGATGTGTATTTCTTGTGCTATTTTTATAAACTGTATAAATTTATCAGTATCAACATTACCATCTAAAATAGTGTTTTTTACTAAATCTGTCCGAGATATAAATAGTGCTGTTGCCATTAGTCAAATGCTTTATCTTGTTTTGTAGTCCAATTTTTAGGTTCTAAGAAACCTCTTTTGTTTTCATCCAAGTCTCTAGGTCTTTTAGCTACCTCAGACTCATTTTTAGGTGGTTTTAAGCCTTTTTTTCTTGCTTCATTAACACTTATCTCACTTTTAGGATTTTTAACATCAGGAGCAACATCTACTGCCATATATGTTTTTCTCATCCAAAAATGACGGCACGAACCTCCTCCTTTGTATAGCCAAATATCATAAGTGTCTGCACCCTCAGGACCCCAACCCTCATTTACAGGCATCTCTCCCATTTTAATTATATCTTCCTTTCTATATAGTTTAGCTTCCTTAACCATTCTAGAACAAAAATCTCTACTCTCCTCATCTGCTTTTAGTGGAGCATATTGATAACGCACTTTAAATTTCATATTATCAATACTTGTATCTTGCTCACTATTTGCATTTGGTCTAGCTACTCCTGTAGATGCTAGTCCAATCATTTTATCTAAAGTTTCTTCTTGGTCATAGTCAACTTCTCTTTCATCAACTAATACCCAATTTTCTAAATCCTCATCTTCTCCTAGTTGAGTAAGTTCATCAAATACTTTATCACTTACAAAATTATACTTAGACATTTCAACACCTGTTTCCTCTTCTTTTTCCTCATCAGAAATATCTGCACTATCTAATACATCTTCGTTAAATTCTAAAGGTTGTAGTGTTTCAAAATATAAGTTTAAACTAATACCATTAAAAGCTAGTATTTGGTCAAAGTTATCTATAAGTAGTTCTTGAAAAGGTTTTATTACAACATTGTTATTTAATATAGAAGCTGTTTGTAACTCTTCTGCATTATTTCCTAATCCTGTGTTATCTTTTATTCCAAATAACATAGGAGAAACTATCCTATGACTTACTAATATTTTTTTAGATGACTCGTCTGATAAAAACTGATATTGATTATGTGCATCACTTAGTTGCACAGGCTCTAATGTAGCACCTGAATCTACGTTATCATTAAAAGATAAAATAAACTTACCTGCTGCTGAACTACCGCTAAACTTATCATAAATGCGTCTTTCTATTAACTCTCTTTCTTCCTCATTAGGAATACCATTATTAAAGTTAATTAGCATAGATGGAGCAAGTCCATTTTTAATGTTATTTAAATGATAGTTACTTATTTCTTCTTCTAGTTCTGCGTATTGCAAACCACCTTGATAGTCAACAGGACTGTAATAGTAAAAACCTGCTCTATAAGGTTTAACACATAGTATTTCAATAGCTTGATTAGAAGTGCCAAAAGCAGGAATACGCTGAGGTGTTTCATTAGGCTTTATATTAAGCCAATCTGAATGATAATAATAACCCTCTATCTGATTGCTAGATTCATTTACTTTTTCTGCTCGTATTGTTTCAATAGGCAGATGTTCTACCTGTGCAATCTTAGTTCTATCCTTAGAATAAATAACTTGTATCGCACATTGACCCATTAATTTTAAATCATAGCAAAACTTTCTAACTGTATCTTTTTTAAATAAAGAAATCATTTGTGCATATTCCTCAGGCTTTCTATCTGAGTCAGTTGCATTTAATCCCTTACCAAATATCATTTCTGATAGTCCGTTAACTATTGCGTTATTAGTAGGACTGCCGTTGTATCTATCTATTAAATACTGATAATAGTCATTGTCTTGACCATAAGATACCCAATCTTTATTTCTAACTTCCTTAATTTCAGGAGAAGTATAGTTGCTTAAATTTACTATTCCAAATTGTTTCATATTATAATAAAGTCGTTGTCAAAACTAGTATCTGATGTGTATGTTCCACTATTAACAGTATATTCCTCGTTAGAGGTTTGGTCAATACCTTGGTCAGTACAAAATATTTTATCCTTATAAATTATAGTACCATCGTTTTTTTTAAGTACCATATCGTAAAATCTACCCTCTTTTAGTATAGGGTCGAAAGTAATAGCTACCTGCAAATGATTTTGGCTTTCTGTGCCTGTTAAACTAGTATAGTTTGTAGTTGTATTAGAACTATCGTCCCTAATATCTGCACTTAAACTTGTTACGTACTCTCTAGGTATAACTTTAAATGTTTGCTCTGATGCACTTGTAGTTAAAACTTTCATATTCATATAACGAAAGTAACTAATAATATTGCAAAAAAAAAGGGTAACATTTCTGCTACCCTCTTTTACCAAATGAAAAACAATTATGAGTTTGTTCCTACTGTTATAGTTGCAGTAGCACTTGTCATTCCATTATATGGGTCGGAAGCAGTTGGACTAGCAACAAAGTTCGCAGGCTTTAATTCCTGTCCTGTCAATGTTAAAGTATAACCACTAAGGTCTCCCATAGCTGCACCTGTTACAATAGTACCACCTGAAACATCTGCTCCGTGTTCTAATCCCATAACAAAAACATTACCATTATAGTCCTCAACAGCAACGTGAGGTCTGCCATAAGCAAGTAACTTTATTTCAGCGTGGTCTTCTTTACTTAATTTGTGTAAAGTAAGATTTAATGTTTGCTCAAAGAAAGTTGTGCCATTTTCTCTTGAAGAAGTAATAGTTTGTTCGAAACTACTATTTCCTTTTACTTCATATTTGTAAGCTGTAAAAGTACCTGACATATCAGTTATCTCGTCTGCTGTTTGTGTTACTGTTCCGAAATCTCCGAAATCAGTAAAATAAACTGCTCTTAGACCACCAACTACGTCTTTACACGGTTCTTTACGCCCTCTAGTTAAATCACAAGCCATATTATATATTTTTAAAATTAAAAAAGGGCAGGTAGGCTCTTATTGGCTCACCCACCCTTAATTTATTGGTTAATTTAATTATACTGAGTAAAGAACGATGTCGCTACCGATTCCGTACTGTACACCTGCTGTATATCGCATTACAATTCTCACATTTTGAGAACCATCAATATCAGCCATATCAATTACCTTAACTTCATTTTGGTCAGACATTAAGCCTGTGCCAAAGAAAAGGTTGCTTTTTTCTGCTGCTACCATTGTATTGTTTGGCAATCCATTAGCAGTAAACAATCTCACACCATCAAAAGATAAAGTACCATTAGTGTACCACTGAGTACCTTGAGCATCGATACCTGATGCACCTACGTTAGTTGCGAAACCACCTAATGCTCTTACATATGCTTTTGCAACATTTTGAGAAACATAAATAGTTAAATCATCGCTACCATAAAGAGTTGATGGAATAGCATCTACTACTTTTCCTAGTTCAGCAATAACATCTCCTGAATCAACTGTTGTACCTGTTACATCATTGATATCTGAATCAGCTAACATTAATTCTTTGAATCCACCAAACTCTCCTGCTGTTGCTGACGCACCATTCCAAATAGTTTGCTCAGTTTTTTGTGCAACTTTTGCAGCTACGTGACCTAATAAAAAGTCACTAAATAAAGGAGGAAGGCTATCGTGTGCGCTGTAACCCATTTGAGCAGCTTCCCAATCTGAATGAAAGTCTTTTTTACAAAGCTGTAAGTTAACTTGTAACTCAGTTGGTTGTAAGATTCTTTCTTCTAAGGTTACTGTACTTGTAGGGTCAAAATCACAAGTAGCGTCTTTTACAATTGCATCAGTACTAATCTTCTTGATGACTTCTTTGAATTTTACATTAGGTTTAACAGTGATACCACCATTTTCTAATGTGTTACCAGATAAAAGTGCTGCTGAAATATATTCACCTGCAAATTCACCTGCATAAGTTGTAGTTATTGAAGTTGTTGTTGCCATTTTATTTATTTAAGATTTTATTCATTACAATGTCTAAAGTGTTTACAGTTCTTTTTTGTGAGTAAAGCACTTTTTTTGTTTTTTGTTTCGCCTCTGGATTATGCTTGATTGGCTCTGCTGCAGGTTGAGAAAGTTCTTGTTTCAACTCTTCAGCTTCTTCCATTTCTTTTTCATCATCCTTATCTCCATAGGCTCCCATTTCTTCTTTTATAGACATTACCATTTCCTTAAGAGCATCAAACTCATCTCTTGTAGGATATTTAGTTTCGTCTAATTCTTCTTCTTCTTTTTCAGGCTCTTCTTCTGGTGTTTCCTCAGCTTTAACTTCTACTGAATTAATAACACCATCTTCTAAAACCTCTAAAGTTCTACCATCTTCTAGCTGATACTCTCCTTTAGGTAAAGCTACTTTTTCATCTTCTGTAAGAATAAAAACATCTTTGCCTGCTGCGAAGTCATCTGCTTCTAAGACAGTTCCGTTGTCTAATTTTAATTGTGCTAAAACTACCTGTGGTTCTTCTTGAACTTGCTCAGATAATTCGACGCCCAATAGGTTTTTAATTTCTTTTAACATTTCTACTGGATTTTTCATACTTATATTACGTTACTGGTTTAAAATTTTGCATTTTCAAGTTCCATCTCCTGTTACATTACCTATACCTTGAGAGAAATAGTCTTCGCCACAACATTTTCTTGAGTAAGTACCGTTTCTACATAAACAGCCTCTTTTACTGTTATGTGGTACTGACATTCTTCTGTCGTAGTTTTTTTTCTTTTTCATTATCCTGCGTTTTGTGTACGTTGTATAAAGTAAATAACATCCCATATTAAGGAATCACCACCAACAGAATTAACTTTTAATTGAACACCATCAGCTACAAATGTTGCATCTGTGTAATATTGCATCATTATGTTCTCAACGTGTTCTGCATTATTTCCTTTTGGATAAGCAATAGTTCCTGCCACTCTTGATATTTGACCGCTACCCTCTAAATTGTATTCTAAATATGTTTGGTTTGCATTAGCAGCAGATGCTTTAAAAGCTACCGTAAAAATATAAACGTCATTCTCATTAACACCCAATACTTTTTGAGTAGATGAATCATAAAAGTTTATACTTGAATGGCTTCTTACTACATTTCCACCATTGTTAGATAATACTACTTCTGTATCTTCTACAAGTGTTAGTTTGTAATTAGAATCATATTCTGTATCGTCATATCTCGCCCAACCTAAACGAACGGAATCGCTAACTACTGACGCATCTTGTGGGTATATTTTAACATTATGACCTGCGTGACCCATATAAAGACCCGTGGGTGTTCTAACTAAAGCACCATCCTCTATGGCACATTCAGATAATTCTAGATCTGTATCATCATCTACTTTTATTTTGTATTGAGTGTTATGTATTAAAGCCATTAATTAATTTTTACACAGTTAGGTACTTTTTTACCATCTAATATTTTATAACCTATCATTTCATATCCTTCCCAACAAGGGTCATCATCATCTAATACTGTTTTTAATTGGTCAAGTTCTTTTAATTTTGCTCCTGACCACCTTAGTCCTGCTTTACCTCCCCAAAGCAAATAACTTATAGTACCACAAGCAGTAGAATCACTTTCATCATAATATTCCTGTGCTCTACTTAAATAACTAAACATTCTCTTTATAGTAGACAGAGTTAATGCTTTTCCACTTGATAACTGCTTTGCCCTTACTTTTCCTACCTGTGTAGCACATTTATTATTTTGCTTTTCATTTAGTTCTATTCCTCTCTTTGCATTGTTTTTAACTGCATCAGGATAGTCAGCATAAGACTCTAGTTCTTCTCCTTGCAACATTTTTTTAACATCCTCTAAAATGTAATCAGCTTCTTTAGTTTCACTTAACTCATCTTTAACACCTTTTTCTTGTGGAGATTCAACTCTGTCTGCAAAATATCCTTCAATACTAAAACCTTTTACTTTTCCTGTTTTAACATATTCGTTCCATATTTCATCATTATCTACCTTGACAGTTCCCATCCAAGTTCCAATAGGCAAATCCATACCATATTTAACTGACTTATCGTGTACCTTATCTTCTTTTATCCAAGACTCAACTAATGTCAAACCCTGTATGTTCATTTGATGCTCTAAAGTGCTATTCTTTTGGTTACCGTTTTTAAGGTACTTTTGAGAGGCTGTAAGAACAGTTTTGCGACTAAAATATATATAGTACTCCTCTTCTCCGTTTCTTCTGTATATAGGCTTATTAGGTATCAATAACGCTCCCATAAGTATCTTTTTATCAGAATCTACTTCAGCTAACTTTATTTCTTCTTGTCCTTTTAATGCAACAAAATCTTCTTCTATTGCAGGATTTTCGACTATACTAATGGCTTCTACTCCATTGAATTCGTCATTTTCATCGATTATAAGTTCTACTATTTTCATATTATCCTATTGATGCGTCTTCTATTATATTACGTTCTAATGCTTGTGCGTTTGTTATTTCGTTAGTTACTACAAATGCTTTTACAGGTTTTTGTTCATTTTCGCCTATTGTTTGTGCAAGTTGACTTTCAGGAGATGTGCCTACTACATTAAAAGATGGTGCTGCTGTTGAGGCTTGTCCTCTACCACCTGCTACGCTTGGAGCAGAGCCTTTACCGCCTTTTACAGTTTGTAGTATATTCTTAGCTTGACCAACTGCTCCTAATACCGCCGCAACTTGTGAAGCATAAAAAATAGGAAAGGCAAATGCGGCAGCAGGTCCTGTACCTTTAGCAGATTTTTGTGCTATATCTAAAGCATTAATAAATCCTATTCCTGTTCCTATTGCTATGTCTGCTAATGCGGCTGCCTTAGATGCTGCTGTACCCTCTTCGAATAACGCACCTATTGCTCTTATTCCTGCTCCTGTTGCTGCAGCTAATTCTAATTGTGCACTTAATTTAGCGTCTTTTAGTTTTTGGTCATCTTCTAATTCCTTTTTATTTATTTCTTCTTGTTTTTCTGCATCTGCTTTTCTAGCATCATCCTTTAATGAATAGTAATAATCTATTACTTGTTGCTTTGCTTCTTCACTAGCATTTAAAGCATTTAGTTCTGCTAATTTATTTGATTCTTCTAATTCTACTTTTTGAAGTTCGGTAACAGCTTTTTTCTCTAACTCTAACTGCGTGTACTCATCTCTTATATCTTGGATAGAATCTAACCTGTCTTGTTCTTTAGCTAATTCGTCTGCTATTCTTTTTTCTTCCTCAGCTTTTTGTTTTCTTAATAACATTTGTCGCTGATTCTGAACCTCTCTTTGTCTATTTATTTTTTTAGCTTCTAATTCAAATAGTTTCTTTTCAAGTTCTGCTTGTTCATCAAGGTCTTCTTTTCTAGCTAAGGAAGTCATATCATTTTCCTTTTTCTTAGCCTCAAACCTTAATCTAGCAGCTTCTATTTCTTTATTAGTGATACCATCCTCAATAGTAATAGCTTGTTCTAAAAATTTTATTCGTTCTTCTGCAGTAAACTTTTCTGTGTTATATGCTTTAGTTCTTAGTTCATTTACTTTAGTATTTGCTTTTTGTCTTTCTACTAATAAATTTCTATCAATCTTATCTGCTTTTGCAATAGCATCAGACAACTCTCCTGCTGCTTTAATATCCTCTTTAATGTCTTTACTAAAGTTACTAACCTTTTCACTTACTGTATCAAAAGTATCGCTTACAGCTTCTCCTATATCCTTAATACTACCTTTTCCTGTTAGAAAGTTACCTATTGCAGAAAATGTATTAGTAATACCATTACCTAATTGTGAAAACAGTTCAATAGTATTAGCTATAATAGCTTTGCCTTGATTAAGTGCTTTTATGAGTTTGTTTTGTCCTTCTTCACTTGCTTGAAAAGCTGCTACTAATGAACCTAATGCAACTACTAAAGCACCTACCCCTGTGCCAATTAAAGCTACCTTAAACAGCTTCATACCTTGTGTAGCTGCTCTTAAACCTTGTGCTAGTCCGGTAAACTTGCTAAACAATCCTCCTGTCGCTCTATCTAATACAGAAGTACCTCCTATTGTTTTGGTTAAGCCTTTAGATACTTCATTGTGAGCCTTAGCTTGTTCTTTTAATTTTTTATTAAAACTGGCATTTTGTTTATTAAGTTGTGTCTTAGCTTTTTTACTTTGCTTTAATGCTAAGTTTTCCTGCTTAATAAGATTTTTAGTTTTATTTATCTTATCATTTAACTGCTTTCTTCTAGCTAACTCTTTACCTGAACCACCAAGCTTACTGAGTTCAGATTCCATTTTAAGAAGTTCTCTCTGAGCATCTGCTACATTGTCCTCTAGCTTTACTATTTCCTCATCAAGAGTCTGTATCTGAGTAATAGCTTCTTTAGCATTTAATTTTAAGTCTATTATTTTTTCTGCCATAACTCTTGTTTTAACATTTTATATCCCTCTTTTATTGTTTCTGGGAATTTATTTTTACCTAGTGCAATCTCTACATACTCTCCTGTAAGCTGATTTTGCTTTGCAATTTCTAATAAGTCTAATATATTTTGTATCATCCTGATGTGCTTTCAAAATCTGCAAGTGAATCTCCGAATACCGACCTAATTATTGCTCCTGTTTTCGTGTAAATTCCTCCTACTATGTAGATTTCATATTGATTAAATAAATTCTTGTGATACATTATTTGTGCATTTGTTATATCTGTCATTTGAAATATACCATCATTCCCAACAGGGTCAATGTATTTAAACGTGTGAGATAATGGATATAATGTATCAATCTCGGGGTCATATATACTTGTAAACCACTCTATAATTTTTCTATAAGTATTTAAGTTCCAATATTGTTGTGGTGGTCTTATTTGTTGTCCTGTTTGACCTTGTACTAAAGGTGATGGAATACTACCAAAAAACTCATTTTCTTGCCAAAAATACCCATAAGTATCAATAGCAATATAATCAGTTAGTCTCTCGCCTGTTGTGTTTTTAAATTGACTTACAGGAGCAGAAACAGTAGATGCTTTGAATATATTAGAAATAGAATCTGCAAATGCGTGTTTAGTATCTGTATTAGTTCTTGCATAAAACCTCCAATAAAAAGTTGCAGGATGCGTTAAGCCACTCTTTTCATAATTAGCTACCTTTGGTACAGTAAAGAAAGATGTTGTTTTAAATGGTACAGAATTTACACCACTTGTTGCTTTCAATACATCTACGTCATCACTTGCGTTTAAATCATTTTCATTTGTAGAATACAAAAATCCGTATTCATCAACCTGTGGGGTGTCCCCTAATTTACCCATAGCTGTTATTTCGTAATTTAAATATATTGAAGTTGATGTTGGAACTGTTACTTGATACTCTGCTATTGTTGGTGGTGTTACAACTAAAGGTACTTCGTCATATACAGGTTCGGGGTCATTAATTGGTATCTCACTTGGAACTACCGTTGTAATATCGGGTATTGTAAATTCAGTATCACAATTAGCATCTACCGTTAAAACAACATCGTCAGTAGTTTTTAAAGTTGAATCTACCGTTAAACAATTAGACGCAACCTTTACAATAGTTTTATAAGTTACTTCCTCGAATATATTTGTAAGTTCAATATCACTTAGGTTTGTCTCAAAGTTTGTATTGATTTTATTGATTCTGTATATGTCATCAAACACTATAATCTTATCTGCTAAGTTTAGCTTAATAAGCATCTCTAAAGGTAGATAAGCCTTTACCATTGTAATTCTTTTACGCTTATCAAACATATCCTTTACGTAGTTTTCGTAATACGTTTTGAATAGTGTCTTTTGGTTTACTTGTCTTGAATATTCATCAAACTCTGCGTTGAAGTTTAAGTTTTGATATGCACTTTCGCCAAATACATTTAAAATACTCGAAGAGTTTAATGGCATATAAGGATTGGCAACAGGTGTTGTATTTGCACTACCATCTAAATTAATAACCCTAATGTTAGTAAAAGAACCTGCTGCATAAAATATCAATGGCTCTCCCTTGTATGGGTCTTGGTTTATATCAACCGAATATCCAAATTGAACATAGCTATTAGTTTTCTCTTCGTTACCTTCGGGTGTCGTTGTTGTTTGTATTACACCTGCATCGGTAACATATAAATGCTCATATTTAAAATGCTCAAATGGTAATTCAACATCGTATGTTTCACCATCATACTTTTCACTTGTCTTATATTCTAAAGAACCCCATTCGGTATTTGCTAACTCCTTATGATTTGTTGCTAAAAAAGATTCTGTTCCTTTGTATTTAAAAATAATATCCTTAAAAGGTAAAATACTATCTACTACTGTTTTCTCTTTGTCAAGATGTTTTGTAATATCCCATATTTGAGAACTTGCAGAATAAAATTCATCTAATGACTTTACTACTATTGTTCCACTTTCATCCTGAAAAGCTGTAAGATTAAACATTTTGAATAACCCTGTAACAAAGTCTATTACTTTCATTTCGGGTATTATCGTAGTTATATTTACATCTTTGTCAGTTGCAAAAGAAGCTGTTGCATTTTTTATAGTGATTGAGTAGTTAGGTACAAAGATTCCATTCTTTTTAACTTCAACACTTATATCTACTTCGTAATCTGATATTGATTCAGTCTCTATAAAGAATGTGTAAGTACCATTTGGAATTTCAATGTTTTCTTTTTTAAAGTCTGTTATTCCGTTGGTCGTTACTCCTGTAAGATTGTCGAATCTTTTAAACTCTTCACCATCTTTTTTTATTACAAGATTATATGCAGCTATTGAACTTGGTCTAACATTGACCCTAAGTACTCTATCTTCGTTTTCTTCATTGTATGTATTTACAAAGGTTTTACTTGTCACACCTTGTATTTTCCCTACATCTCCTGTTACCGTATTGAATCCTGTTATTTGATACTGAGCATCTTGGTCTTGGAATAAACCACCTTCTTTATTATGAAGCCATAGGTATAAGTTATAGAAATCGTAATTAGTACTATTAAAGAAATCTGAACTAAATCTTAAATTATACCCTACTTGATTTTCTATTGCTTTAATTATAGCATAAAGACGAATGGCAGGTTTTAACTCACTTATAGGAACACCGTGATTATTTGTTGCTCCTGCTAATGGGTTTACATTATATATTTTATTTGTAGCATCGTTTGTTTCTGTAGTGTCATATATCAAACGACCCGAGTGTGTTATTAAAGGGAATATAATTGCATCCTCAATAGTTCCATCAAAAAATTCAACATCTTTTCCATCACTCATAAAAGAGATAATGTTTGTATCGTTATACTTAAAATCAAATAAACTTAATTGTGATAAATTACTTAGTTTATCTTCTTTAAGTACATCTTTTAAATTTACGGTATTACCAAAGAATGTTAACTTATATGTGTGAGGTTCATTATTTTTTAGTTGTACACCTTCAAACTTTATTTTTCCTTGCTTAAAAGGCTTATAATTTAATTGTAATTCAGCTTCTTTCTTTTTACGTGCATCGAATGATTCAAACTCACCTGTCTTAGAGTTATAAGAGCGTATGTGAAAATTATAAAAATGCTTAAATATTTTATTGTTTTCTTTAGAAGCAGGAACATTAAAGGTTCTTGTAAAGTCTGTAAATACTTTAGATATATCTTTAATATCCTGTATTGATTGAGTAAGAGTTATACTCTCATCCTTATACAGTTCTACCTCTTTACCCTCT